ACGTAACCAGTACGAATGATACCCAAGTCGTCGGTACCCCCGCCGCAACAGAAACTCGCCCCGCGCACATCGTCGCCCGGGACGCCATGATCGCTCGCAACCGCGAAGCCTGGAAAGGAGCAACGAAATGAGCGCACAACTCTCCTACGATATTAACCAACCTGTCGCCTATGCTGGTTTGATCTACGCCCAGGCGCCCCACGACATTATCAGCCGTGATGCTGAGGCTGCCATTGGGTTCGGTGTTGCTGTTGGTCGTGGTGCCAACCCTGACAAGCAATGCGTTGCCGGTGGTGTGGCCGCCGATTACCTTGGCATTTCCATCCGTTCGCTTGAACGCGAAGGCGCCAGCAACGGCGCAGTTCAGTACGAGGCTACCGAAACTGTGGGTATCATTCGTACTGGTTACGTTTGGGCGGTCTGCCCGGCGGGTTGTGTTCCTGGTGATGGCGTTCTGTATACTTCTGCGAATGGCGTACTCGACGCTGGTGCGGCAGGTGCGGGCGCAGTAAGCATCGACGGGGCAGCGTGGCAAACCACCACCGCCGCCGGCGAACTGGGCGTAATTCGTCTTGGCCCTGGTACTGCTACGGCCGGTATTTAATCTTACTTAGGAGAAAAGTCCATGAAGACTTTCAACCTCAAAACCGGCGGGAAACTGATCGTTGACGGGCACACCGCCACGATGCAGGCGGCCGACGGGGCAACCTCTGTTCTGGACGGTGTTGTTCACCGCGCCATGATGGACGGGTATCTGGATGCCGACGGCGCCGTGTTTTTCCAACGGCAACTCGAGTACATCAAGGCGCGGTCGTACGACGTACAGTACGCCGAACTGAAGGCGCGGATGCTGTTCCCCGTCTCCAGCGAAGCCGGCCCTGGTGTTACCACCATCACCTACCGGACCTACGATCAAGCTGGTGCGGCGAAGATCATCAACGCCTATGCCGACGATCTGCCCCGCGCAGATGTTGCCGGCAAGGAAACCACCATTCCGGTGCGTAGTGTTGGGATCTCCTACGGGTACAACCTGGACGAAATCCAGTCGAGCCAGTTGACCGGTGTTGGCCTTGACCAACGTCGCGCCAACGCCGCCCGCCGGTCGGTGGAACAGGTAATCAACGACGTCGCCTTTTACGGGGACGCCACAAGTGGTCTGCCGGGTTTCTTCAGCAACCCGAACATTCCCACAGGCGCAGTTGTTGATCCTGGTGCTGGGACCGAATGGTCAACCAAGACGCCGGACGAGATCCTGTTCGACATTAACGATCTGTTCGCGGACATTTTCGAAACGACGAAAATGGTTGAGCGTGGCAACACGTTGCTACTGCCGCCCTCGCAGTGGAGTTACATTATGTCCACTCCCCGGAGTGCGACCAGTGACACCACCATTGCCCAGTACGTGGCAATGAACAGCCCGTACTTGAACAGCATCGAGGACATCATCCCGGTCAACGAGTGCGCCGCAGCGAACAACCCTTTGCTGTCCACGGACGCAATGGTGGCGTACGATCGCAGCCCCGACAAACTGCAACTCGAGATCCCGGTGGAACTCGAAATGTTGCCGGTGCAGCAAAAGAACCTGGAGTTCGTTGTCCCAGGTCGGTCGCGGCTCGGTGGGTTGAACGTTTATTACCCACTGTCCGCAGCAATCGGTACCGGCATTTAAGCCGGTACCTTGAGGGGGATTGATCATGACTGTTGTTACAAACACAACTGCCCGGCAGTTTAACCTGAAGGCACGAGCGAACAATCATCACATTGTTGTTCGCATTGTGCCGGGGCTTAACGACGTTCCGGATACCTACTGGGACGCCGTTAAGACGGTGGACTACACCAAGAAACTGATCACTAGCGGGTTGCTGGTGCTTAGTCCTGGTGCTATTGGGACCGACGAGAAACCTTTGGCTCAGACCAAGGTTAAAGCGACGCCCCTACCCACTAAGCCCAAAAAAGAAGAACCTGGGGAGTGATACCGCATGGCGGCAACAGTAGGGGAATTCAGGGTACGCTTTCCGGAGTTTAGCGACCCTGTCGACTATCCGGACGCCCGTATCCAGATGGCCCTTGATGATGCCGCGATGTTTATGGGTACCAACGAACAGCGTTGGTGCAACAGCGGTAAGTACGACCTAGCACAATCTTATCTGGCGGCTCATTTGCTTGTCATTGGCGACCGAACGGCCGCCGGTGATACAAGTGGTGCCGTCGGACCTATTGCAAGTAAGTCCGCCGGTGGCGTTTCCGTCACCAGGGCGGTCTTCACAAATCCGAACACCAGCGACTTGGATCTTTGGCTCTCCAGTACGGGGTATGGGCAATACTTCCTGGCGATCCGGAGAACCTGTTTCGTCGGTGTTACGGTGGCCAACGTGTTATGATCCGGTCCGCCGTTCGGATTAAACGGACCCCTCGCCGAGGAATGCGGGCGGCGGACCGGGTCGCCAATAACCTTGAAAAAGCGACGACGGTTGTTGTCGGTTTGCCAAAGGGTTCTAACGCCTACCCTGACGGTACGTCTGTTATCGAGGTCGGGGCGGTGCATGAGTTTGGCGTCGGCAGGATCCCCGAGCGGTCCTTCCTACGGTCCACGGTGCTCGAAAAGAAACGCGAGTATAAACGCCTGTTGGCTTCCCTGGCGAAAAAGATGGTAGAGGGGATGCCGGCGCCGCAAGCGTTGGGGTTGTTGGGAACCAAGGTGCAGTCCGACGTACAAGCCAAGTTCACCGACAACGACTGGCCGCCCCTTTCCCCCCAGGCAGCCGCGAACCGTAAGAACACGGACCCCGCCTCGATCACGCCCCTGGTGGACACCGGGCACTTGCGCCAGTCCATTACCTACGAGGTGCGGTGATGCCTATTAACGTGAGCGAGGCACTCGACACCGACACCGCAGAGGTGGTTACGGTGCACCGGCGAGCCCCGGGATCTTACGTGGACGGACTGTGGGTACCGGGTGCAGTGACGACCTTTACCACGGTTGCCAGTGTGCAACAACCAACCATGAAGCAACTACAGTTTCTCCCAGAGGGCGAACGGGCGAGCGATGCCCTGATGTTGTACTCGAAAAAGAAGCTGTTTACTGTTGGGGTACCCACAGGCCAAGAACCAGACGTCGTAGAATACCAGGGCGGCCGGTACCATGTAATTGCCATCGGCAACTGGTCCGCCTACGGGCACACGGACGGCGTCATGGTGTTGGAGAAGCCGTCGTGATCCCAACAGACCAAATAAATCAATTGCTACGCCATGCGGTGGATAATATACTGGGAGTACCGGGGTTTGCCATTCAAACACGGCAAGACGCCCCGCGACCGGCCGGTCCTTACTGCGCCGTTGGCGTACTGGCAGACGTTGGCGTTGGTTGGGAACAGATTACGTATCAGGATCTTGGTGGCGGCGTTAACAACGAAAAGCTCGAGGGCGTAAGGGAGTTTACCTTTTCACTCGGGTTTTATCGCGATGGTTCCAACCTTGCGGCGAGGACTGTTCGTCTTGGGTTGGTAAGGGAAACGGTACGCGAAACTTTCCGCGCCGCCGGTCTTGGGTTAGGGGTGCGGTCCGAGGTGCGGAACATTTCCCTAATGCGGGAAAATGGTAACGAACAAATTGCCCAGTTCGACGTCACTTTTAACTTGGTTGACGTGGACACGGGTCAGGCGGGCAACGAGGTCGGCCAGATTCTTACGGCACCAGTAACTAACGATACAGTATAGAGGTACGCCATGTCGATCCCAGTTTCTACTGTTGTGAATGTTTCGATCACGGTAGGTGCACAGTTCCCGCCACGGGCGGGGTTCGGTACCCTGTGCGTTGTGACTAACGAGGCGGGTCCGCTTACTACGGCGAACAGGATCAAATTGTACGCCACCATTGATGAGGTTGCCGAGGACTGGAACGCGACCGACGAGGCGTACAAGGCGGCGAACGCATTTTTCAGCCAGAACCCTCGCCCAGTGACTTTGAAAATCGCTCGGCGGTTTGAGTCGGCACAAGGCGGATCATTCCAGGGCGTCCCGTTGGTTTATGCCCCGAGTGCGGTTGCCGATGGCGCCTTCACCATTTCGGTAGACGGCGACGAGCAGGAAATCACCGGGTTGGACTTCTCCGGCGACACCAGCCTCGCCGATCAAGCGGCTACTATCGAGGCCGGCCTTCAAGCCATCGGTACCGGCGGATACTCGGCGGCAACGGTGTCTGTGGTCAATAGCGCCCTGGTGGTGACCTCCGGTACAACGGGGGCAACCTCAAGCGTCAGCACCGCAACGGCGCCAACAGGCGGCACCGATGTTTCCGGTCTGTTCGGGCTGACTTCCGAGGCCGGTGCGATTGTGGGTACGGGTGTCGACGCAGAAGACATCACCACCGCCCTGAACGCCATCCAGGATGAGGACGGCGACTGGTATGGTCTGGTGTTCACCAAAGAAGTACGGGACGCTGCCATCGTCAACGCCGAAAATGCGGTGGTTGCGGCGGCCGATTGGTGTGAGGCCAGGGTCAAGGTCTTTGGCAACACCACTAACAACCCCGCGACGTTGTTCTCGGTTGTGACCACGGATATCGCCAGTGTCTTGAAGGCGGGTTCCTACAGGCGCACCATTACCACGTATAGTTCGACTCCGTCGCAGTACCCCTCGGCAAGCCTGTTAGGTCGAGCGTTCACTGTAAACTTTAGTCAGGTAAACTCCACCATTACCCTGAAGTTTAAGCAACTCCCAGGTATCACGGTCGAGCGTCTTACCTCGTCCCAGAAGGCAGTCTTGGACAACAAGAACGCTAACGCCTTGGTTGAGGTGGGGGCGTCGATTATGTTCGCCGAGTCCTACATGGCGAACGGATCGTTCCTGGACGAACTACATGGTTTGGACTGGTTGACCAACGCCATCGAAACCAACGTGTTCGGGTACCTGTTAACTCGGCCGACCAAAGTCCCGTATACGGACAAGGGTGTCGCGGCGTTGGAACAACAGGTCATCAAGGCGTTGGACGAGGCGGTTGCGAACGGGTTTGTTGCCCCAGGTACCACCATTGACGGCGAGTTCCTGCCGTTGGGTTACAAGACAACCACGGTACCGGTTGCCAACGTAAACCAAAGCGACAAAGAGGCCAGGCATTATCCCGGGTTGGCTTTCGTGATTATAGGTGCTGGCGCGATCCACAGCGTCCAGATCAACGGTATCCTCGAACGGTAAAGGCGGGCGCCAAGAATGAAAGAGTATAGTTTTCTCGACACGATCCTACTGGTCAACGGGATTGCGATCAGTGGGTTTGACGAAGGCGACGACGTCATTACCCTGGAACGGTCGGTAGACACCGGTGCTCACAAGGTCGGTACCGATGGGGAGATGACGTTGTCCCTAACGGCCGACCGCAGTGGTAGCATTACGTTCCGCCTGATGCAATCTTCCGACTCGAATACCTACCTTAGCGGGTTGGTACTGGCGGCGGAGAATGGCGCGTTCGTTCCCATCTTTGTCCAGTTCAAGGACACCAGGGGCGGCGATATTGGTAGTGGCACCCAGGGTTATATCTTGCGCCCTGCCACCATGGTTCGCGGTACCAACGCCAACGCCCAAGAGTGGTCTATTGTTGTTGAACGTTTAGACATGTTGTACCTGGGGGGTTAAGTAGATGGCGTGTAGGACCGAGGGGACTACGATAGGTGACCACGAGTATCATGTAACACAATGGCCGGCAGAGAAGGCAGTCCTCATGCAGATGAGGCTGGCGAAGTTACTTGGTCCGGCCTTGTCTGCCCTGGCAGACGGTGATGACGTGGCGCAAGTGGGTAAAGGCATCCAACTACTGTTTGCGTCCAACTCCCCCGAGGATGTTCTGGGGTTGCTGAAACAATGTGTCGTCGGGGTTTCCCGGGACGGTGTCGTAATGCGGGAGGCGGACATTACGACCTGTTTTTCTGGTGATCAACTGGGGGAACTGTACCAAGTTTTCTTCTTCGTTTTGAGGACAAACTTCTCGGGTTTTATGAAGGGTTCGCTGGCGCAAGGGTTACTGGCAAAAGTGGGGGGCTGAACCCCAAACGGTACCCACTGATCAACGGGTTCCTCCACAGACCCTTACTGGCGGACCCGCCCTTGTGTGCGTTGCGGGAGTTACAGGACGGTACGTACTCGATTGAGGATCTTCTACTAATGCACCAGTTGTTAGACCTCACCGCCGACGCCAGGGAGCCCCGACGTGTTATTAGATGAACTACTGGTCGGCCTTGGTTACGACTACGAGGACAAAGACCTCAAGAAGTTTAAGGCCGACGTTGCCGCGACCGTCAACATCGTAAAGCGGTTGGCCACCGCAGCCGCCGCCGGGGCGACCGCCCTGTTCGGGATGGTTACCGCCTCCACGGCGGCAAGTGATGCTCAAGGCAAGCTCGCAAACGAGATCGGGATCTCCGTTGGGGAACTCGACGCTTTACAGTTTGCTTTAGGTCGTAGTGGCGGGTCTGCCGCCGGGATGGCCTCCTCCCTCCAGAACCTTTCCATCCGGGCGGCCGAGGCGGCTCGTGGTATTGGTAGCGGCGTCGAAGCATTTAGTATGCTCGGCGTCTCCACCAGACGGGCAGATGGTAGCATCAAGTCCGCATCCCAGTTGATGATCGAAATCTCCGGCGCGATGCAGGGGTTGGACAAAAGTCGACAACTGGAACTCGCCGATAAACTGGGGTTGCGCGATAGTATCCGCCTGTTGCAACAGGGTCCGGCGGCAATACGGGAACTCACTGCCGAGGCTCATGCACTTGGTACGACCACCGGTGAAGACGCCGCATTGGCCGCCGAGTTCCAAGACGCCTTGCTCGATGTTTGGCGTGTTGTAAAACAGGTGACCCGTGTCATTGTGCGGGAACTGGCGCCGGCGATGACCGGGATCGCCACGGCGTTTAAAGAGTGGTGGATTGCCAACCGCGACATCATCGAACAGAACATACCGGTATATATCGAGAAGGCGACCGCCGCCCTTAAACTGTTGGCGTTCGCTGTGGGTACTCTTTTGGCCTACCGCCTCGCGACCCACTTGATCCAAATGATCGCCCTAATGCGGTCGCTGGGGTTGGCAACCCTGTTTATGAATGCGGCGGCGTTGGCGTTGCCTCTCCTGATCACCGCCGTGATCACAGCCATCGGGTTGCTTATACAGGACATCATGGTCTTTGCCCGTGGCGGGGATTCGTTCTTTGGGGACTTGCTCGAAAAGTTCCCTTTGCTCAAAACCGCCCTGACGGCAATAGGCGACTTGTTCAAAAGGGTCGGGGACTTTATAAGTGCCACATGGGAAAAGTGGCAAGAGTTTACCTCGTGGATCAAAGGCAACGAGGGTGGTATTGCTGTTGGTCCGGACACTGCGCCAACGGCGGCGCTCCCCGCCGGCGCAGACCCGAGGCAAGTTCGCGGTGGGCGGTTCCTGGAACGCCAGGGCACAGTACAAAACAATACTATTGAAATCACTGTCATGGGATCGGGCAACCCGGAGGAAACCGCCAGGGCAACGGCGCGGACCATCGAGGAACAAAAGGCCGAGCTCGAGTCTAGGGTGGACAGTTAATGGCGCTCATTACACAACAATTATTCGTGCGGACAAAACGCAGCATCGCCGGGGTTCCCCTGGATGCCGTCCTGGTGGAGAGCCACGAAACCCGCCTCAACATTACGAAGAACCCGGTGGAGGGTGCGGCGGACATCACCGACCACGCCATTATCGAACCCCAGAAACTTTACATCCGGGCGATCGTTTCGGACACGCCGCTCGGGACGGCGGCCTTTACGGAACTGGCGTCGAAGGTGAGCAATTTCTTCGGCGCCACCGGTGATGACAATTCCGCCCGCTCGGTATCGGCGTATCAGGCGATGGTTGCGTTACAGGCAACACGGGTGCCGGTGGAAGTACAGACCCGCCTGAAACTTTACCAGAACATGCTGATTACCAGTTTGACCACGGTGCAGGACAAGGACACCAGTAGGGTCGTCGAACTTACGATCGACATGGAAGAAGTCCGCATCGTTAATACGGAACTGGTGAAAGTGCCGGCGTCCGCCCTGGCGGCGGGCAAGGACCGGCAACAGGCAGCCTCACCGGTCAACTCGGGTCGGCGGCAACCGGCGCCCGTGGCGGAACCCGACCGCGAGATATCCATACTCAAAAACGGCATATATACGACCCAGAGGTTATTCCAATGATCGAGATCCCATTAACAACGGATCCCGAGCAACTGTTCCGGTGCGCGGTAAATGGGGTGCCGTATAACTGGCGTGTCCTGTACAACGCCAGGGCGGAATGTTGGGCAATCGACCTACGGGACGAAAACGAAAATCTACTGGTGGCGGACGTTAGAATACTTGGTGGCGTTGACCTGTTCCAACAGTACCCAGATATACCACTGAAAAACGTTTATTACATTAGTCAACTTACACCGTGGCAAGACCCTACCGCCACAAACCTCGGTACCACCGCCAGACTGTACGTCCTCACCGAGGCCGAGGTCGCGGAGGTTTTTAGTGGGTAACAGGCAGTACGACCGGACATATTCCCTCACGGTGATCCCACCGGACGGCGAGGCGCGTTTGATCACGGGGTTGCGCGTAGGGTTTACGATTACAAAGAGTACCAAAAGCTCCCCCAACATCGGCGTATTTCGGATATACAACCCGAACACCGATACCCTGGCGGCTTTCCAGACTGTGGGTACGGAAATTGTCTTCAACGCTGGGTACAGGGGTTTAGAAAGACTGTTGTACAAAGGGCAACTCAGGAACGTAACACAAACCCGCGAGGGGCCAGACCGGATCATTGTTGCGTACTTTGGCGACGGGCAACAGGACTGGGAAGTCTCCACGTTTAACAAGACGTATGAGGGCAGTGTAAGTATAAAACAGATCCTTACTGACCTCGTTGGTACGTTCAAGGGGCTGAGCCTGGAAACCATACAGGACGTCCCGGACATTGCAGACAAGTTACTGGGACAAAGTTTGTCCGGCAACACCAGGGACTTGCTAGACACGTATGCCGAGGAGTACAACTTTTCCTGGAGCATACAAGACGGCGCGGTGCAAATTATACCCAACGAAGAACCGATTGCAAACGACGAAGCGGTCGTGATCACCGCCGCCACCGGCATGATCGGGTCGCCCGAGATTACAGAAATTGGGGTCGACGTCAAGATCCTTTTAAACCCGGCGGTGGCACCGAACCGTTTAATTACTATCGAATCCGCCGGGGTTGGTGTTACACTGGGGAACCTGTTTTTTCGAGAGGGGTTGCCCAGGTCGACGGCAAACGGAACGTACAAGGTGCTTGAGGTAACCCACCGAGGGGACACGCATGGCAACGACTGGTTTAGCGAGATCACGGGGCGGAGTTTAGACTTTGGCTGACCTAGCGCCCGCCACTTTTTCGTCCCTGGTTAAACTGGGGATCAGAAGCGCCCTCAAGGAAGTGCACACCGCCCTCCCTGGTGTGGTGGTGGACTTTGATCCTGCGACCCAACGCGCCAGCGTACAACCAACAATCCAACGTAACTTTGTCGACCCAGAAGGCAACATCACCCCTACCGACCTTCCCAAGTTAATTAACGTCCCGGTGGTTTTCCCACAGGCAGGCGGGTTCGCCCTCACGTTTCCGGTCCAACCAGGGGACGAAGTTTTGCTTGTGTTCGCCGAGCGGTCCATTGACCGGTGGGCGGAAGAAGGCGGGGTACAGAACCAAGCTGCCAAACGGTTTCACTCCCTGAGCGACGCCTTTGCCATCCTCGGGGTCAACTCTAAACCAAATGTTGTGACGGGGTACGCCACCGATGGGGTCGAAATCCGAAACGAAGCCGGCGACGGGTACCTTGCAATCCGGGAAAGTGGAGAAATCGAAATCTCCGCGCCAGGGTCCGTATTGGTGGAAGGGGCCACAACTGTCACGGTCAAGGGAGCCACGACCGTTACCGTTGAAGCCCCCAGCATCATCTTAGACGGCAACGTGATCTGCACCGGCCTTGTGACGGCTCAGGCGGGTGTAAGTGTTGCGGGCGGCATGGCGGTATCCGGGGCGATGACCAACAACGGGGTTAACGTTGGGTCCGGTCACCAGCATAACCAGGGTCCGGATTCGGATGGCAATACCCAACAAACGACGACGGCGCCAATATGATAAGTCGCGGGTTAACAACAAACAACGACCTGATCCTGAAGAACTCCAGGATTGCTATTGTCGAGGACGGTGCCGAGGTTGTGCAGCATGTTCGGACCCGCCTGTTGTTCTACCTTGGCGAGTGGTTTCTAGACCGCGATGCCGGGGTGCCCTGGTTCCAACAGGTCTTTGTTAAACCGGCAGACATTGCCAACACCGAGTCCCTTATTAAAGCGGTGATCCTTCGTACGCCGGGGATGCTGATCCTAACTTCCTTTAGTCTCGACTTCGACCGTACAACCCGGCGCCTGTCGGTGGAATTTCGTGGGGAAACCATCTACGACACCATCATCGACGAAACAGTGGAGTTATTTATAAATGGCTGAGTACGGGATTACAGACGATGGGTTCGTCCGCAAGCGCTTGGACCTGTTGTTACAGGAAATTAATGACGCCGTCCGGGGCGTGTTTGGGGAGAACATTAACCTTACCCCACAGTCCCCCGACGGGCAAATTAACGGCATAGTCGCCGGGTCCAACGCCGACTTGTGGGAGATTGCCGAGGACGCTTACAACGCATTTAACCCCAGTGCCGCCACCGGGGACACGCTCTCGAGCCTCGTACAGTTGAACGGGATCACCAGGCTGCCCGCGACGTTCAGTAGGGCGACCTTAACCATTACGGGCGCCAACGGGACCAATATCCCAGGCGGCTCCCTGGTAACCACGTCGGACACGGGCGAAACCTTTGCCACGGATGTCGCGGTGGTGATTGCCGGTGGGACGGCGGAAGTAACGGCGACCTGTTTGGTAACAGGACCAGTACAAGCTGTCGCCGGTACCCTCACGAAAATAGACAACCCGATCACGGGATGGCAGACGGTAACTAACGCCGCCGATGCGACTGTGGGTACGGACGAGGAAACCGATGCGGCGTTGCGAGCCCGCCGGGAACTTTCCGTCCAGGCGTCGGCGCAGGCAATACTCGACTCCATCTACGCCGGCATCGCCGAGGTTCCCAACGTAACACAGTTGACCGTCTTGGAAAACGATACCGACGTCGTG